TCTTTTATCTTGGCGCCAAAGCTCTTGGACAGTTAACAGCGATAACCGGGGCAGCTTTTACGCTGCAAAAGGCATTTAATACACTGGCTGATCAATCTAGGGCTGAGGCTGCACTACAAAGTCTTGGTGTTAATTCTGAAATTGCGTCAGCACAATTTGCTGAGCTGTCTCGTGAATTGCGAGGGCAAGCATCAAGCGTTGAACTAACTGCTGCTGCTTACGATGTCGCCTCTGCTGGCTTTGTTGAAGTATCGCAGCAGGCACAAATCCTAGAGGCATCAACAAAGGGTGCAGTAGGAGGCATGAGCGAATTGAATACTGTTGGCAATGCTGTAACCAGTGTTCTTAATGCCTATGGCATGTCTGCGGATCAAGCTGGCTCACTCGTTGATGGTTTTATTCAAACGCAGAATGATGGCAAAATTGTTCTTGCTGAATATGCCACGCAAATAGGTAGGCTGGCTCCTACAGCGTCAGCAGCAGGCGTTGGCATTGATGAGCTTAACGCTGCGATCTCGACAATTACGGCTCAAGGCGTCCCTGTCGAGGCTACTTTTACAGGGCTCAATCAGGCGTTAGTCTCAATTCTCAAGCCAACAAAAGAAGCGCAAGATCTAGCGAAAAGTCTAGGTATTGAGTTCAACGAGACGGCACTTAGAACCAAAGGGTTTGGTGGTTTGTTGTCTGAAGTTGCGGAGGCTACTGGTGGCAGCACGTCGCAGCTTACGAGCCTGTTTGGCTCTGTTGATGCACTTAAATCTATCCTTCCGCTAGTCAATGATAATCTGCAAAAGTTTGACAAAAACCTAAACAATCAGAAGAAGTCAGCAGGTGTTGCAGAGAAAGCATTTAAGGATATGTCGAGCACACTGGAAGGAGCAGTTAAGGAGCTGCAGTCAGCATTTGTCGGATTGATAGTTGCTTTTAAGCCTGTCACTCCGGCGATCATTGCGCCTTTCAAGATTCTTGCTGACACGATAAATCTTGTATCGAAGAACATTAAGACGCTGGCATTAACTGCGGCGTTCTTTGGGACTTTTGTTGGCGTATTAAAAGCTGCAGCGATAGCAACAAAACTATGGGCAGTAGCAACAGCAGGTCTTGCGACAGCGAAGAAAGCGGCTGGTGTAGCCGCTGCTTTTTTGCAAGGCGTAATGAATCCAGCAAGCATTGCACAGATTGGAATTGCGCTAGGCGTTGCTACAGGAGCCGCAGTAGCCCTTGGAGCTGCCATGGGTGATGCTGGCACTAAAGCAGCAGAAAGCAAAGACCAGCAAGGGCAGGTTGCTGACGAAACTGCAAAGATTAACGAGGAGATTAAAAAGCAGATTGAAGGGCTAGACAAAATACCACCGAAGCAAAATAAGCAAGTTCAGGCAGCAGAATCAGCGTTGTCGAAAATCAAAGAGCAAACTATGGCTATTGATGCGCAGATTGCCAGCCTTGAAAGAGGTGCTTCTGTAACTTCCGCGCGATACCAGGCAGAAGCTGCAATGAATGAACTGCAAGGTAAGCAGCTTGAGTTTGACTACGAACGAGCAACAACTGCAGAAAGGCGCTTACAAATTGCGATTCAAATGTTCAAGCAGCAAGTGCAAGCTGCTGAAATCGAATACAAGCAAGCATTAGAAAATATTGCGCTGGAGCAGCGTAAGGCAGAGCTTCAGCAAAAAGCAGCGATGAGCAAATACAAAGAGATAGAAGCAGAAGGAAGACTTCAGATATTAAAAGCCGAAAGCGCAGAAGAAGAGCTGAAGAGAAAGAATATGCTAGACGAAGCGCTTGGGGCTCAAAATTCAGTCATTCAAAGCACAAAAGAAAATATAACGGCTCAAGCTCAGATCGGTAAGTATCAGCAGCAAACTGCTGCGGCACAACTGAAGAATAAAACACTGACTGCTGAAATGGCTTTGAAGCAAAAGCTTGCAACAGACGAAATTGGTTTAACAAATCAGCGAGCACATGATCTGTCACGCTCTATCGCAAACAATGTTGGACAAGCCAGAAATCTTGCCACAGCTATGTCCGGTGTAGCTGGGCAAACAGAAAGAGCTGCTTCTGCAATGTATAACTTAGCAAGGGCAAGAAGTGCATCCGCTGGTTCTTCTACTGCCACGATTCCTGCATTTGCTAATGGTGGCGTTGTAACGCGCCCAACTCTTGCGTTAATTGGTGAAGCCAATGAGAAAGAGTATATTGTCCCAGAATCAAAAGCTGCTTCATTTGCGACGAATTATCTTTCCGCTACACGCAGTCAAGCGTCTGGCAACAGAGGAGATGGGCGCCCAACTAAGATCACAATCAACACTGGTCCGGTCATTCAGCAGGACGGGCAAAATTATGTCAGCCTTTCCGACTTGGAAGGCGCACTAGAAGACTTTGCTGACATGATGATCGGCAATGGGCGATCTGCCGGTGGTCGCCGCTATGCAGGAGTTGGCTAATGGCAAACAGAGGACAGTCACAGTATTTAAGAATCCTCGATGATTCAACTACCTATGTGCGGTGGCAAAATTATTACGTCAATCAAACCGTATCGTTAAGCTCTGCTTCCTGGTCTTATTTCCCGTTTGTTGTAAATGGATTAGCGGCTGGATCAACTGAATCTGAGGGCGATCTCACGGTAGATATCCCCGCAACGGCAACCGCTGTATCAATCTTTGAGGCAGCACTGGCAAATGGCAGGCTGTGCGAAATCAAGATGTACGAGTTTGACAGCAGGCTTTCACAGGCGGCACCACAAGCATCTCAAGTCTTAATTGCTAGCGTCCTGGGAGAGATCGTGTCAGTTGGCGGCTCATTTGTTTCTCTGACCGTTAGGCTAGGTTCAAGCTTGGCGCCAGTGGGAGCACAGGTGCCGCCTCGTAAGTACAACACCATTCTTGTAGGGGCACCTTTGCGATTATGACCAGACGCAATCGCAAAAAGGTCAAAGTCAAAGCGCCGCTCAGGTTGCTGCCGTATCAGGCAGGATCTTTGATTATTTCGCCTCTGCGTGAAACCGCAGGCGGCGGTCAACAATCACTTGATGGAGAGCAAACTGCAGTCGTCTTAGGTGAGCCCGTCCCGATTGTTTTTTGTCGTCGCATTAGCGGGGCTGGCGGTGTTTTAGTCAGCCCAAAAGCTACTGAAGGACGATATTCCAATAATGCATCAACAAATACACTAACCGTTCGCTTGCAGTTGGTGCTGAGTGAAGGCAATTTACCAAAGCTTGAATTGCGCGATGTTTTTCAACGTGCATGTCGAGTTGGTACATGGAAACAAACTTACAACCGCAGAGCAGGAGGCTGGACGCCCGGCAACTTCATTACAACGGTAAGCGGTTTTGAGAAATGGGATTGCCCTGTTTATTGCGGCACTTCTGGGACATATGAAAATCTATCAATGCTGAGCTATACCAATCAGTTTGGATTTGCCAGCACTAACTGGGACAAACAGGTTCATTGCTTTGTCCGCCAGGGGATGCAGGTTACGCGGATTATTGACAGCACTTTTGGACCCAGCAACAACTTCGTAGACCTTGCACTGTATTTGATCAATCAAAGCAGCAGGCTGCCGAGTGACTTAATAGACAATGCAGCAATGTTGACGGCTGCGCAGTTCACTAACGCTGCTGGATTTTATTTCAACGGCTTATTTGATCAGTCCAGCAATTTAGACGAATGGCTGCAGGAGATCAGCACATATTACCTGCTGCGATTAGTGGACAAAGGCGGCAAAAAGGCGTTTATACCAAGGCTGCCAATCAATGAAGACTATACGATCAAAACCACCGCGATCTCCTGGGTCTTCGCTTTTACTGAAGAGCACATCCTGCCCGATGGTTTTCAGATTGAGTACACGCCGTTAGCTGATAGGAAGCCGATCTGTGCTCAAGTTCTTTGGCGTCAGCAGCCTGATGATGATATTGGCTTGATTCGCACTACGGAAATACGAATGGCTGGTACTGCGGCGACCGGACCGTATGAACAGTATGACATGAGTCAGTTCTGCGCGACAGAGAATCATGCTGTCAAAATGGGTGCCTATATCGTTGCCAAACGCAAGTATGTCTCTCATACGCTAAGGATCAAGGTTAAGCCTGACGCCTACAACGGCACATTGATTGTTGGCGACATTGTTCGTGTTCAGTTGCAGCGCATCACAGATGCAACGGACATTTCGCTGCATGATTACCTATATGAGGTAGAAAGAATCAGCCGGAGCATCGAAGGAACAGTTGAATTAGACCTTACGCATTTCCCTGTTGACAATCAAAATCGCAGTCTGATCGCACAAGAGGTCGCCGTAGCAGTTGGCTCAGGATATAACTTGCCAACAGGTAGAGATGACTTCAGTTGCGATGATGCAGGACGTCGTACTGACGAAACAGATCTAGAAGACGAAGGGGGCAACTTGCCTTTGCCTGACTCTGGCAATTTCCAGTACGCCGCAGCCGGTTTGACAGAATCACAGCCTGTCGGTGGAATCGACAACCCGGCTGATCCTGTTTTGTCATCCACAAATTCAATTACTGACAACCGGATTAACCCTGCAAATCCGCTCACCATTGGCGACACACTTAATCTGGTGCCACCGTGCCCTGACGGCAAAGTTGATTGGTATCGACGTGATAAGGCAACTGGCGCACGCACGTTGATTAAGTCTGAACCGTTAGGTGGTGGCTGGGAAGCTGGCAGTTCGCTGCAGATTACTACAGATGATATTGACTACTTCCTTGAAGCTGAGGCGTCATGCCCAGATCCAAGCAGCCCAACAGGGTTTGGTACGCCGGTGCCTGCTACTTTGGCTGATGGAACTACGCCTGAGCCGCAACTTGATTGCGACAATAGTGCTTATGTTGTTGCGCCAACCTGCAGCGCAGGCGCCATAAATGGCGGCACTTTAACAC